CGACTGGAACTGATCCAGCAGCTCGTTGAAGCCGGCCACTCCGTCGTGGTGGGCATTAACCCGGTGTGCGTGGACTGGCTCCCCGACTACGAACCTCTCATCGACCGTGTCAAGAAACTGGGGGCCTTTGGGGTGTGGTTCAGTGCGCTTTATTTCGGCCGGACCTTTGGCGAGTCTCTCACTGCAGACAAGATTCAACGAATCACGCCAGAGCTGATCGACCGGTCGGGATGCAACGGGAGCAAGTTGGATCATGCTCATATCATGGCGGCAATGGAATACGCGGAGAGTGCAGGATTGGCGACGTATTACGCGCGGTCGGGGCTGCCGTCGGCAATGTTTGATCGCTGGGAAGAGGTCTACGGGAAAACAATGCCCATGATTCAACAACTGATCAACCAGTCTCACGAGTGGCACCAAGAAGAGGGAGAAGAATATATCCCGATAATGAAAGATGAAGCCATATCTACAATGTCAGAACTTCCAGGCGGATTTAATTATGGCCCATTTTTCCATTGTGATGTAAAGGAGATGCGTAAGATGATGGGATTGCCGCAGGGGGCCAAGCTTCCCAGTATGAATGTTGATCAGTTTTGGACAGCCCTATGGAATTCAGAGTATTTTTCGGCCAAGATGGGCCCCCTGAGCTGCAAGTCATTCGCCTATGCGTCCGTTAAAAAAGGCCAAGAAATTACGCCAATCATTGACAACAACGGCGACAAGGTGATGGTCTACAACCCGAAAGGCTTCCGCTATCGCTACGCGCATACGCCAGACCTGGCGGAATGACTTCCTATAATGCCCATGCCTTAGCCATGCGTATCCCATGCCCTACTACTACGGCAACCGCAACCCGTTGGGCGGCAGTGCATTCCAGCGCGGCAAGGGTGGCAAGCTCATGCCTGCCAAGGGCAACCGCGCGGCGCAGACCGCCTACCGCAACCGGCGCTCTAGCGAGCGCTTTGAAAGGACCGTCAAGCGCCTGGGCTTCTAGATCCGACCTGGCGGGAGACCCCTAGGCCGTGGCTCGACTCACCGCCACGGCCTACGCCAAGCACCGCAAGGAACGCGGCTTGCGTGGCACGTCCCACGTGGCTGTCCTCAAGGCCATCGACTCAGGCCGCCTGGGCTTCCCGGCAGTGGTGCGCGTAGGCCGGGGTTGGGAGATCGACCCCGACCTAGCGGATCAGCAGTGGGCGGATGCCACACACCCTGCCGACCGTGGCACCGGCCACCACCGGCCACGCCAGCCGGACGAATCTTTGGCCGTCCCAGCCAAACCTAGGACCGCAACGCCAAAGGGTGTCCCACCACGGGCGGAGAGCGAAGCCCTGACGGCGGCGCTTAAGGCCAAAATGATAATGCTGGAACTGCAAGAAAAAGAAGGCAAGCTAGTCTATAGGGAAGACTTTGAAGCTGCGCAAGCTGCTGTCTTCAACAATCTCACCCTAAAAGCCTCTGGACTATCAAAACGCATAAAAACAGACATTCCGCACCTAACACATGCTGAAGTGGAAATAATTCAGGCGCGGATCGATGACGTTTTCCGTGAGATTGCCGACATGGACTTCGAGGAGCTGGATCTGTGATCTCACGCAGCAAAACTAAAATTGCCAGAAAACTGGCAAGCCTGTTGAGACCTAAAGAAAAGATCACTTTTCTTGAGTTTGCCGAGAAGCATGGCTACATCATCGACGATGCAAATGGCAGTCAAAAGTTTCGATGCAGGCCATACCAGCGCGACTGGTTCTTGGCTCCCACAGATCCAGATATTGAGTGTGTTGTCTGCCAAAAACCTTCACGCGTCGGCTGGTCTGAATATGTAAAGCAAGGCATTCAATTTTTTTCGTGTTGGCGGCCGTCAAAAATCATGATTGTTCAGCCGACAGACTCAGAAGTCGCGGCCTACAGCAAGGAGGATATTGATCCCCTATTTCGTGAAAACACAGGTGTTCCAGTCCTTGCCGGCTTATTAAGTAACAAAAAAGCAAAAAATCAAGCTCGAAACTCGTATAACTTTAAGCAACTGGCTAACGGGGCAATTATTCACCTCGTCAACGCGGCGACACCAAGATCAGCGCGACGCGTTGCACGAAATGTGATCTTTTTTGAGGAGCCAGCGGCCTACGACAGCCCAGAGGGTGACACCATCGCCAACCTTTTGCAACGGGCGGGAACATTCTGGGATCCATTCTTCACCATTGGCGGGACACCGGTCTCGCCAAATGATTACATGGATCAGCAGTATAAAAAAGGTGATCAGCAGCATAGATATTATCCCTGCCCACACTGCCACCACTATCAGCAGCTTGCCTGGGAAAGGTTCGTAAAAGAGGGCCCCGACTCTGGAAAGGTTGAATGTGAGAACTGCAAAGAGCTGATTGAATATCGCTTCCTTATGTGGATGGACTCCCACGCCGGCTGGGCCTGTCCCCTGGGCCTGGACCGCTCGCAACAAAAACTCAGGGATGGCGTCCCGATATGGCGATCGTTCCAGGTTGGCGTCGGTGCCAGCTATCACCCGGCGGCGGCATGGCCTGAAGTTGTCGGCCGTTACCAGACCGCCTTGGAGCAGTTGCGGCGCGGGAATACGGACCCGATGCAGACGTTCCACAACACAGATCTCGGCATCCCATGGCAAGACACCCTCTCAGCCCAGATCAGCGCTGACGGCCTATCGGCCAGGCGGCTTCAGGCGGAGCACGGCAACGGCTATGGGCCCACCGCAGATCAGCCGCTATGGCGGGTTCCGAATGGCGTGCTGCTGTTGACGGCAGGTGGTGACACCCAGGGCGGTGGGGGCTCTGCAGGACAGCGGTTGGTGGTGTCGATCTGGGGCTGGGGCCGGGGCGACGAGGGCTGGCACCTGGGGCACTTCGAGATCATGGGTGACCCGCAGGAGGCGGAGGTTCTCGCTCAGCTCGACCAGATCGCTGCCACAACCTGGACACGTGAGGACGGCGCACGCCTCGCCTTGGCCCGGGGCCTCCAGGATGAGGGCGGCATGGAGGCGTCGATGCATGCCATCCGCTCCCACCTGGCTGATGGCCCTGGGATCTGGTCCCCCTGCCGTGGCGCTCCGCAACCCGGAAAGCCCTTGCTTGGCCGGTCGTTTGCGGCCGAAATCGACAGGAAGGGCCGATCTGTTGAGCGGGGGGTTCAGGTCCACTGGGTTGGCTATCAGGAGAGCGTGAAGCACCTGCAGTCGAAGCTTCGTGTTCAATCCCCTGGCCCCGGCTACCTTCACCTGGGAAATGCCATGGTGTCTCCCGACGGCTTCCTGGCAGAGCTGTTCCCATGGCGGCGGATACCCGTGAGGCAAAACGGCCAGACGGTCTACCGATGGGGCGATCCTCCAGCGGGGCACCGCGACGAAGGAGGGGACTGCACCAGGTACGCCATTGCGGCGCGGGAGCTGGTGGCGCGGCGCTACAACCGCGCGACGATGTGGGACCAGTTGGAGGCTGCGGCCCTGGCGACGATTGGCCCATCACCGGAACCGGAACAGAGCAGGCGCGAGAAGGGCAAAGCCTGGCTCCCCCAGAATCGCAAAGGCTGGCTCTCGCGATAAGATGGCCCCATGGCATACACAGCACAAGACCTTGCGAATTTGCGCCAAGCCATCGGCGAGGGCGTGCTCCGCGTCAAGTTTTCTGACGGTCGCGAAATGACCTACAGATCCCTGGATGAGTTGCGAAGAATTGAGGCAAGGATGGCGGCAGAAGTCGAAGAAGGAGAAACTGTTACTCTCAAAAGGCATTATTTTACGCCTAAAAGGATATAATGGCAAAAAACAAGAAAAAAAGCCGGCAAGTACAAAACCCTGGCATCTTGGCAACCTTTGAGGCTGCCAAGGACTCCAGGCGAACATCCGGGTGGTATGCCAGCTCTGGTGGGCCCAATGTTGACGTCCGCTCCGCCTGGTCCTGGCTGGTCAAGCGCCATCAAGATCTTGTCGATAATGATGGTTATGCCAAGAAAGCTGTCGGAGTGATCGTAAACAACTGGATTGGTGATGGAATTATGTCCACGCCAACGAATACAGCAAAACGCTATACCAAGCTCTGGCAGTCTTGGTGTGATGAGCCTATGTCAGATTTTTACGAGAAACGTAATTGGTATGGAAACCAAGCCAGCGGTGCTCGGACCACTGCCGTTCGCGGTGCTGTTCTGATCAGGCGGAGAGTCTACCCAGAACTGTTGGAGCGTTACGGCCTTGTGCCCCTGCAAGTACAGATGCTTGAGCCGGACTGGCTCGACTTCAGCAAGGACAACGGCTATAACATCATCTTTGGACAGCAATACGATGATGCTGGAAGATTGAAAGGCTATTGGATCAGAGACAAGCATCCAGGCGAGTCTATGCTTGGGACTGGTGTTCGCATCCAGAGCACTTTTGTGCCGAAGGAAGAGATCTCTTTGCACTTTGAAGACCTGCGCACTGGGGCAAGAATGGGAATCCCATTTGGAACTGCCGCAATCCTGACACTTCGTGATATGGGAGATACAAGAGTTGCCCAGCAAATGAAAGACAAAATCGCGGCGTGTTTCTTTGGGGTGACAACCGACAGTGAAGCACAGCCAAGCTCAACCAATCAAGAGGAGATTTTTGAGGGAATTGAGCCAGGGATGAACTATCAACTTCCCCCTGGCAAGCAGTTCCAAGCCTTTTCCCCCCCTGGATCTGGCGACTTCAGGGCAACCCACAAGGTCTACGCACAGGGCGTTGCTGCCGCTTACGAGATCACCTACGAAGCTCTCACGGGAGACCTCTCGGATGTGAACTACAGCAGCATGAGGGGTGGATGGCTTGAATTTTCCCGGCGAGTTGCCCACCTTCGCGGAAATATCACCTATCCAGGGATGCTGTCTCCCGTCTGTAGGTGGCATGACGACCTCGCACGCATGGCGGGCCTTCTCAAGGGTCCCAGGGTGGAATGGACGCACACGCCACCAAGGCGGGAAATGATGGATCCGACGAAAGAAATCCCGGCGCTCATCGATGCCGCCAAAGGCGGAATCATGAGCCTTTCCGAAATTCACAGATCCTACGGTTTTATTCCTGAGCAGGTGATACAGGAGCTTGGCCAAGACCTGGCCAGGGCGAGAGCAAACGGCTTGATTCTTTCGGTTGACCTTGCCGCCCAGAAACCTCCCGCGCCAGCCGGAGGCGCACCGCCCACGGAGCCGGCCACCGTTCCCTCTTCCGAGCCTCAACCATGACATCCATTTTTCTTTATGGCGACGTTGGCACCGACGTTTCTGTCCAGGACCTTTCGCAGGAGCTTGCCAGGGCTGGCGGCAGCGATGTGAGCCTCAATGTGTTCTCCTACGGAGGCGATGCCGGCCAGGGGCTGGCGATGTACAACCTCTTACAGCGCTACGCCGGAAAAATCACGGCTCACATCGATGGTGTTGTAGCCAGCGCTGGAACCCTGCCGGTCATGGCGGCCAATCGGGTGGTTATGCCCAGCAACGCCCTGATGATGATTCATGATCCTTGGACTGGAGCGATGGGCAACGCCTCGGGTCTACGAAAAAAGGCCGAACAGCTTGACGCCTATTCCGCCAGCTATCGAGAGGCTTATGCCAGGCGATCCGGGCGAACCGCAGACGAAGTGACCGCATGGATGGGAGCAAACGATGGCGGGGGCACGTGGTTCTCAGCCGCGCAGGCGCTTGAAGCTGGCCTGGTGGATGAGATTGGCCCTCCTGTTGAGGTTCGGGCAGAAGCGCCGTCTGTAGATCAAACCCGGTTCCAGGGCATGGCGGGCGTGCCTGATGCACTGAGCTTTTGGGTACAGGCTAAAGTGGCGACAGTACAGCAACAGAAAATGGACCCGGAAACCCAGGCCGTGGAAGCACCGGCCACAAATCAGCCGGCGGAAGCTCCCGCGACTGTGGCCACCGGATCGGTTCAGGCTACGGCTGCAGCCGTTCAGGCCTCTGCGTCGGCTCCTGCCGCCAGCGCTGAAGCCAACGAGCTGGCCCGCCTCCGCCGCGAGAATGACATCCGCACCGCTGCGGCTCATGCTGGCCTGGCGCCAGACAAGGTGCAGGCTTTGATTGACGGCGGCCAGCCCATGGCTCAGGTTGCTATCGAGATCATCAAGGCTCAAGCTGCCGCCTCTGACGCCCACGCCCCTGGCGCTGGACACCCGGCCAGGCTGAAGGTGGTCCGGGATTCTGGGGACACCATCCAGGCCGCCATCCAGGCGCGGATTGTGCACCGCCTCAACCCAGGTTCCGCGATGCCGGACGAAGCCCGGCAGTTCCGGGGGTGCACCATGCTGGATCTGATCCGCGCATCCATGGAGATGCACGGCGCCAACCCAGCGGGTCGCAGCAAGACGGAACTTGCCGTCTGGGCGCTTCATTCCACCAGCGATTTTCCGCTGTTGCTGGAGAATGCGGCGAACAAGACTTTGATGCCAGCCTATGAGGAGGAGCCGCACACCTGGCGCCAGATTGCCACTCAACGGAATCTCCCGGACTTCAAGGATGCCAAGTCGTATTCCATTGCGGCGGACTTGATTCCTAAAGAGCTGAAGGAAGGAGGTGAATACGAATCTGCGACGATGACAGAAGGCCGCGGCTCCTGGCGGCTTTACACCTATGCCAGGAAACTTCTTCTTTCCAGGGAGATGCTGATCAACGATGATCTGTCGGCATTCCAGGAAGCGCTTCCATTGTTCGGGCGTGGATTCCGGCGCTTTGAGTCGAACGCGATCTACAGCTTGATCAGCAGCAACGCCAACAGCGCTGAGGATGGCGTGGCGCTGTTTCATGCTGATCACAGCAACACGGGCACCGGTGCTATCTCGATTCCTTCCATCAATGCTGGCATAAAGGCAATGTCTAAGCAGAAAGACCTGGCAGGTACGCCGATCAATCTTGAGCCCGGATTCTTGATGGGACCAACAGATCTGAGAGGTGAAATCCTTCAATTCCTGTATCCTAACGGCTATGCGCCTTCCGCCCTGACTGGGGCCAATGGCGTTAATCCTTTTGTTGGTCAAATGAGTCCAATCATCGAGTCTCGTCTCGATGGTTCCGCGACACAGTGGTATCTTGTCGCTCCACCAAGTCGAATCACGGGCATCATGTTCGGCTACCTGGAGGACGAGCCGGGGCCCAACGTGACCAGCGAAACCACCCGCGATCCTGACGGCCTCAAGATCATGGCTCGCCTTGACTTCGGCTGCGCCATCCGCGACCACCGCGCCTTCTACCGCTCCAGCGGCACCTAATCCACCTTCCTTAAAACATTCCGAGGCAACTTTCCATGAAAAATGAAATTTATCCGGGCGATTGCTCTCTTCCCCTGCCGGCACCTTATGCAGTCTCCTCCGGTGGCGCCGCCTTGATTGGCGACATCGTGGGCCTTGCCATTGTGGACTTGGCCCCTGGTGCGATCGGAACCTTCATGCTGGACGGCACCTATCACTCGCTGCCGAAGGCCACGGGCACCGGCACTGGCGCCGCGATTGGCAAAAAAGCCTATTGGGACAACACGGCGAAGAAATTCACCGCAGTCTCCACCAGCAACACCCTTGTGGGTGTGTTTTTCGAGACGGTCGCAGACGCGGCAACGACCTGCAAGATCAGGTTCAACGGGACGACTGCCTAATGGGCTGGGCCACCCTATCGGCAGCAGCTGACCGGATGGCCCAGCGCCACCTTGGTGGTCTTGAGTTCACCTGCAACGGCATCACCGGCACCGGCTTCCTCCTGAAGCGCAGCCGGTTTGTGCTGGATGACGAGGTGATGACCATCCGCTGGTTTCTGACGGCTCTGACCGCCGATGCTGAAGGGTTCGCCTATGGCGACCTTCTCACCGTGGACGGGAAGACCTTCCGGGTGGAACTGCAGCCCCAGCCGTTCGAGGACGGGACATGGTGTGAGGTTCCCCTGAGCGATCCAATCACCATCACCCCCGAGCCAGTCATCGCCCTCTTCTTGACCACGACCATTGGCGTGCAGCTGACCACCACCACCGGCGTCCCCCTCGAAGCGATCTGAACCCATGGCAGCCAATCCCGGATCGATCTCTGCCCATCCCGCGGCCAACGCCCTAACCGGTGGTGAGCTGCTGCCCCTTGACCAGGAGATTGGCTCCCCCGTGGCCGCCTCGGCCCTGGTGGTGAACGAGGGCTACCGGATTGTGAGCTTGGGCACCACCAACTGGCAGGCGTGCGGGGCGGGGGCCAGCGCGGCGGTCGGGACCATTTTCAAGTGCGAGGCCGTGGGCACCGGCACCGGCACCGCCCAGCGGGTGGACACCCGGCGGGTCACCGCCCAGGCCATTGCCGCCCTGGCGGGCGTTGCGGCGGCGATCACGGCGCACAAGGCGGAGGAGGACCCACACCCCGTCTACGCCACGGCGCAGGAGCTGACGACGGCTTTACAGGCCTACCTGACATCGGCAGCGGCGGCCCTGGCCTACCAGCCCCTGGACTCCGACCTGACGGCCCTGGCAGCCGTGGCGGGCCAGACCGCCTTCGGCCGCGCCTTCCTGGCGCTGATCGATCAGGCCGGTGCCCGCGACTACATCGGGATCGGGCCTGACGACACCCTGACCCTGACGGGGCTCACCCTGACGGGCCTGGCGACGTTGCCGCATATCCACGGCGGATTGGCGGGGGAGATCTATGCCCATGTGAAGAACACCAGCGGCGGGGCCCTGGCGATCGGAGCCCCACTGAGGATCACCGGCACCGTGGGCGACACGACGACCCTGGAGGTGGTGCCTGCCGATGCCGCCTCCTCGGCCACCATGCCGGCGCTGTTCGTGCTCTCCCAACCACTGGCGAGCAACGCCGAGGGTCACGCCACGATGCTGGGCGAGATCACAGGGGTGAACACTTCGGGCCTTACGCCAGGAGCCCCGCTGTTCGTTGCCGTCGGTGGTGGGCTGACCGGTACGAGACCCGCCAGTAATGCCCAGCAAGTGGCCACGGTCGGCCGGGTGCACGCCACGACTGGCAGCATCCATGTTCTCCCCTGGCCCATGCTGGGGACTGCGGCGGCGGCGGCGGTTGGGGATTTTGCCACGGCGGCCCAGGGCACGCTCGCGGGGACTGCGGTGCAGCCCTCGGCGCTGGCGGAATGGTGGACCTCGATCACCTCAGGCCTGGGCCGCTCGTTGGTTGCGGCGGCTGATCCGGCTGCGGCCCGTGGCGTAATCGGCGCGGGAACCTCAAGCGTCGCGCTGTCCGACACTGCTCCGTCCGCCCTGGCGGCCACCGCGTCGGCGGGAACTGCGTCTGAGGCTTCCCGCCGGGATCATCAGCACGCACTTCCTACTGCCGCTCAGATTGGCGCCGCCAGTCCGGCAGGAACCGGCTCTGAGCTGCAGTATCGAGTTGCCGGGAGTCCCGCAACGTTAGGCGCTGTGAGCGGTAGCAGTGTTGACGGCTCTGGAAATGTAACCCTCGCGTCAAGACTTACCAGCACTGTCAACGGCGCTGCAGGTGCTCCTGCTTTTACGCTCACAGGTTCGATATTCACGGGTGGTACAGGAACCTCAACAAAACCCCTTTTCCTGATCGAGCCAACTGGCACGACATCAACATCGTTTAATACAGCGGGAACACTGTTTGGACTTAACGCGCCACCTGGATTCACTGGAGATATTTTCAACTGTTTTCTAAACGGCACATCGGTCTTTTCATATAACGCTACAAACCAACGCATCCAGCTTAATAGTGGTTTTTGTGGTGGGAACTTTACTGTTAATGGAGTATTGACAGCACAATTTGGTCTTTCCTTCAATGGCGTAACTTACATAGGCACAGATGATAATGCCGCAAACATCCTATCGATAAAGAACCCAAACTTTGCACTTGCATCTCAGACGTTTAGGGTGAACGGAACATATTCCTTTAACACAAGCTACGAGCGATTAAAAATTGCCTGGGAGCGCTCTTCCGCTGATTGTGTTTTTATTGGCACAATCACCAGTAATATCCTCACGGTAACATCTGTTATTAGTGGTGCATTAGCTGTTGGACAGATTATCACAGGAACCAATTTGCCAGCCGGTCAACGCATCACTGCGCCGGGCACGGGAACTGGCGGACCTGGAACTTATACACTGGCTATTAACAGTACAATCGCCACATCAACAACTTTTACATCAGGCCAAGCCGTCTGTCGTATTGGCACCGAAAAGGGCTCAAGCGGCGGCACAGCTCGCGCGGTGGATTTAGTCACGGATGACATTGCGCGCTTGCGGATTGAACCTGACGGCGTCATCCGTTACAGCCAACCTGCACCAGTTGCAGTCAACTCCACCGCCACCCTGACAGCAGCCAACCTGAAGACCGGAATCATCACGACTACCACCGCTGCGGCGGTGGACATGACACTGCCAACAGGGACACAGGTGGATGCGGGTTTTGCGGCTAACATCGACGACCTAACTCACGAGTGGTTAGTCATAAACACTGGCGCAAATGCGGCAACAATTCTTGCCGCAACAGGACACACAATCGAAGGATCTGCGACTGTCGCGGCCGGAACCTCTGCGCTGTTTGCAACACGCAGGACAGCGACCAACACGTACGTTACCTACAGGAAATCCTGATGGACACTCTCACAGCAACAGTCACCAGCCATAGGGCCATCGATGGGCTCATAGCTGCGGCCAACAACAACAGCGAATCATTGGAGGCATTCGTTAATGGAATCCTCACAGACGAGGGTCTCAAGTATGCGCGATTAAACAAGATCGGTGTCATAACCTCCGCCGCATTTATTCGTCGTTTTACGGTTCACGAGTACACAGCGATTACAGCGGCAGCGCAAACTAGCCAGGAAATCGCCGGACTTGTTTCAACCCTTGAGGCTGAACCTTTCGTGGATTTTGACGACGATAGACTTCTTCCCAGCCTCCAGATACTGGCGGGCGTCGGCCTGATCCAGTTCAGCAGAATTGCTGAGCTGATGGCCTATGACAGACCTAAGCCCGCTTCCCCCTGATATGGAACAGCACGACCCGGCCGAGAATCCTCATCAGCAGCACGGACCGACCGTTCTTGCTGCCAGGGATGAAAGACTGACAAATTATATAAGGTTCTTCAGCCTATGCCTGTCCGGAGTCTGCACAGTTATTCTGGTGTCATTAGTTACAAAATGGGATCAAATGGGAGACTCCCTGGAAAGGTTTGATCTTACAATCACGGCAATCGATAAAAGAGTGACAAACGTAGAAAAAACTTCGGACATGAACACGGATAACGTAAGAAAAGTGATTATTGATCAAAGAGTGCAAGAAGAATTATATAAAAATAGCATCTGGCGTCTCAATAGGATAGAGAGGAGGCTAGGGCTGTTTCCGTGACCAACCCCCTACCCACCCTCCTCCTCCTGGCGGGCATCGCCCTGGTGATCTCCGCAGTGATCCCCTCGCTTGATTGGCTCCAGTGCTCCGCCCACGCTGGCGGACTCACGTGTGCGCGAGCGGCGTCAACTGCCCGTGAAAGCTGGCTGGGCGTTGCCTCTACCCTGCTGGGCCTAGCCTGGCAGGATCAGCGCAGGCCCCGGCAGTGACACAGACAGTCCCCCTGCAGGTGAAGTTGGGCCTCGTAGCGCTCATGGATGCAATCCCTGGCGTCTACAAGGCTTTTCTGGATCGGGACCAGGCGGTGGGCGAGAACGAGGCAAAACGCGGGGCGGTCATTATTCTGCGCGAAGAGGGCATCAACTCCAACACCGACAACCAGGTGACCCTGGCGCTCACCTTGACGGTGCGGGTCTCGATCTACGTCAACGTCCAGGTGGAGGGGCCCACACTCGCCGAACAGGCTGATCCGATCTGGCAGGCAATCAACACCATCATGCACGGCTCCGCCAGAGCGCTCCCCGGCGTGCAGGGTGTGAAGTTCATCCTGGGGCAGCCAGAGGTTGACGGCGATGCAGGCAGGACAGATCTGATTTACAATCTGATGATCAGAGTCAATCAACTCGATCTCACGCAGCCTTCCTCATGACGCGCCGCCGATTGGAAGCACCCCCGGAGGGCCATCCGTTGCCCCAGGTCTACGCCCCTGGCGGGTGGATCTGGTCTGCCGAGGCGGGTGACTATGTCCGAGCCGAGGCCCCTGCACTCGCCGCCCTTCTCCCCGCCAGCACTGAACCTCAGGAGGTGATCACCGATGCCACAATTTGACTCCCTGCTGGCGCTGGTCAAGGCCGGCACCACCTACGGCGCCCTGCCCACCTTCACGGGTGCTGATGCTCTGAGGGTGTTCGACGTCAGCATGCGCCCCCTCGAAGCCGCGCCGGTCGAAAGGGTCCAGGTGGATCCTGAAGGCTCCGGTCGGATCGTGAAACCGGCGATGACCGCCCAGTTTTCGACGCTGGAGTTCAGTTGCCAACCGCTTCCCAGCGGCACCGCCGGCACTCCGCCATTGATTGCCATTCCTATGGCCGCTTGCGGATTTAACCTGACGACCGTTACAGGAACAAGCAACACATTCAGCCTGGCCAGCCTGAACAGCGCGGTGGGCTTTGCAGATATTCAAATCGTCCAGGGAGGCGACGCCTACACATTCCTGGGCTGTCGCGGAAATGTTGAGATCACCTATGCCTCTGGGGCTCTTCCTGTCTACAAATACTCCATGGAGGGTATCTATGTTGCTCCAACCTCTGGGGCATCATTTTCGCCGACCTATGGCACCAGTGCGTTGGATGTAGTGGTTGACGCCACCAACACGGCAACATTCAACCTGGGAACAACTGGCGCCCCGATTGCAATGGAGTTCACCACCTTCACCATCGGAACCGGCAACACCATTTCCCGCCATGACAACGGCGGCGGCACCAAGCGGGTGGAGATCTCCGGTCGCACACCCACCGCGTCGATGACGGTTCGCCATAAAGGCCTAGCGACGTTCAATCCCTTTGCCCTGGCGGCCGGCGAGACTGAGAACGCTTGCACCCTGGCGCATGGCGCCGCTGGGTGGCGGCAAACGATTGTGTTACCCCGGTTCACCTACGAACCGCCCACGATTGAAGAAACCAATAATGAGGTGTTCTACGGCCTCACAACCCTGCTCAGTCGGTCCGCTGGGCAGAATAATTACTTCACCATTAAATTCGACTGATGGGATTCAACTTAGACCGAGTCGCCAGGAAGATCCATCACGAGATCAAGCCCGGCACGCTGATTATTGATGAGCAGGACTGCCCCATCATGGCGGTTTTTGAGGTTCCGACAGACGTTGATGTCCTTGACGCCTTTATTGTCAACCTCAGGACCCTACCAAAGAAGTTTGAGGCAAACCCCGAAGAGTTGCTCTACACCGAGATCAGGGAGTCTGCCCTGCAGGTTTTCACCGGCTGGGTCAATCCCGAGGGCCGAGAGGATCTATGGGTCCGCAACAATGGCGAACCAGTGGACCCCACACCCGAAACCGTCCACGCATTCCTTTCCTGGCCAGGCGTGGCCATGGTGATCTGCCAGGAGTTCATCGCCGCCGTGGGCCAGGGGGGCACCGCTGCGGTGGGAAACTCCAAGCCTTCGCGCGGGAGTGGGTTCGTGGACCGCGTGAAGGATCTCGACGCCAGCAGCACGGCCCCAGCGACGACGAGATGATCGCCCAGGCCCTGGAGCACGCGGGGCCCGAGGCGGCTGAACGCCTCCGCCAGGAGCTGGAGACTCTGCGCCGGTTGGAAGCCTCCCCCCAGCGCCGCCGTGGCGGGGGGACTGCTGCTGACCTGGATCGGGACGAGCAGGGGGATCTGCTGGTTCATCCGGTCAACTTGCCGGCGGTGCTCACCTGGCTCCATGTGCATGACCAGTGGATCCGCGCGGGGATGGACGCTGAGCCTGTGGCGCTGGACATGCGGGCGGCGCTGGAGGTTGTGCGCGAGGTGGCCGCTGCCTCAACGGCCCGGGTGGAGGTCCTGGACACCTTGGGCCGGGTCCGCATGTTGGCGGGCGAGGTGCTCGAACTGAACCGCAGGAGGAAGCGCTAATGGCGATGAACCTGGACGCCATCCTGCGCGTCGCGGCGCGCGTCACGGGCCGGGAGGACGTGCGGGGCCTTGGGCGGGATGTGCACGCGGCCGGGCGATCGGCGGCGGGCTCAGCGGCCGGGTTCAACTCCATGGCGGCATCGGTTGGGATGCTGAGCAGGGCCGCGACTGCCCTGGGGTTCGCCGGTGTGGTGGCCGGCCTTGCCGCGTTCGGTGCGAAGGCCATCCAGGCGGGCGAGGCGAGCAACCTGCTCAGGGGCCGGGTTGAGGCGATTGCCGGCCCTCTCAATGAAACCGCTGGGGTTTTTGCTGCTGCTGACCGGGCGGCAAAGACGTTTTCGATCGGCACGCTCGAAGCCCGCCAATCGATGGCCAATCTCTACGCGACCATGCGCCCCCTGGGCCTGAGCCTCGATCAAATCGAGACCACAATGATCGGGGTGACAAAGGCCGTTCGCCTGGCGGGCCTGTCTGGCCTTGACGCCAAAGAGGCCTATCGCCAGCTGGGCCAGGCGATCGGCTCGGGAAGCCTGCAGGGTGACGAGTTCCGCTCCCTGATGGAGCGCATCCCGATGTTGGGCCAGAAGATTGTCGAGGTGTTCAACCGACTGCGCTCTGAAGGCGGCCTCACGCTGATCACAAGACAGCAGGCCAATGAGATGGTGAAGGAAATCAAGGACGGCGAGACACGCCAAACCGAGGTGATGAAAGAGGGCCTCAGGAAGCGCCGGGAAGCGCTGGAAGAGAGCACCGACCGCGAGTTGCAACGAATCGCAAGGCACTACGCGAAGATCCGAAAAATCATCGCGGACAACAACGCAGACCAGGACACGGAAGAGGAAAGGGTGCGATCCAAGCGCGAGGATGCGCAGCGAGAAGAGATCGACGCGATCTACCGCGAAAGGAAGAAGGCTTTAGATCGTGATCTTGAAGATCAGCGGCAAAAAATAAGCGACGACGAATCGCTCTCAGAAGAGCGAAAAACGGCCCTGATGCGTGAGCTTCAGGATGCGGCGGATGAGCGGTCCAGGGCGCTGGATGATCAGCAGGAGCAGGAGGTGGACGCCCTGCGCGAGAGCAATCAACGCCAGGCGACCATCCGCAGTCGTCAGCTCAGGGACCAGCGGGAGCAGGAGGAGGAAGCGCTGTCAGACCGCCAGCGGAGCGCCGAGAATGCGATTCGCAAGCAACAGGAGAAGGCGCAGCGCGATGAGGAGGCGGCGCTGGAAAAATCCCTAGCGGTCAACAAAGCGGCTACAGAAAAAATGATTGCCGGTGTTCTTGCCCGTGTCGAGGTAACACGGGGCGATCTTAAAAATATGGCAAAGGAAAGTTTGATAACGCCCAGCATTGTTCAGATGGCTCTGGATGAAATGGCCAAGATGAAGGCGCCAGAGCCGACGGCCCTCATTAAGTACAACAAAGCATTCTCAGATCTAACCGCATCTGTGGGTGAGAAACTCCTGCCTACCCTGACGCCACTGATTGAGAAGATCACCAAGCTAATCGGAGATCCAAAGTTCCAGCAGGCGCTGGGCGATTTGATCAAAAATATCAACGAAGTGGTAGTCCCATTGATCAAGCCTCTGATCGAGGTTCTCAACGGCGTCCTGGGAACGTTTGCGGCTCTCCCGCCAGGGCTCCGGGAGGCGATCGTGAAGACCGCCGTCCTATTGGGCCTGCTCCGTGCGCTGGGAGCGGCTGGGATCCTCGGCGGGCTTAAGCGGCTGGCGGATGGGTTTCAATCAATCATCAACGGAGCAAAGGGAGCGGGCCAGGCCATCAAGACCGTCACGGTTCGGGACATCACGGCCAAAGGCCTCCCAGGTGGAGGGCCGAAGATGCTGCCCCCGGTTGGCGGAGTCCCACCGATCAAGCCGCCCCCGGCAAACATGTTCGCCGGCTTCCTGGCAGAGCTGGCCAAGGTGGGGCGGGCCCTGGGCGGCCTTCTGCGCGAGGTGGGCACGTTCGGCGCCCTATTTCTGCGGGAGATCGGTTTGGCTATCCCTGGTCTGGGACGCCTCGGGCAAGCCTTGGCCGGCCTCCGCATCGGTGCAACGATCAGCGGTTGGCTCGGCGCCCTTGCCCCCTTCGCCGGCCGGGCGATCTTGCTGATGACTCCGTTCTTGACCTGGTGCACAGGAACCCTGCTCCCGGCCCTGGTGGGCATCTTCTCTGGCCCCGTGGGCTGGATCGCCCTGGGCGCCATTGCGCTGGGGACGATCCTGATTGTGTGGAGAGAGCCGATCTGGGACTTCATCACATGGGCGCTCGGTGAGATAGGGAATTTTTGGCGAACTGTGGGAGAAATCTTTTATTCCATTTACTTCGACCCATGGGTTAAGCTTTGGAATAGCGATATGCTGGCCCCGATCCGTAAGGGTCTGGAAGGATGGCTCAATGGAATCAAAAAGTTCTTCTCTGATATTATTGACTTTGGGCGAAAGAATTTTATTGATCACTGGAAAGGCCTGTGGGAACTTCTGACAAAGGATCCCGAAGCGTTTGTCATGAATATCAAGGGCCGGTTTGATAATCTGGTGGATAGCTACGTAGGCGCATTCAAAACCGCGAGCAGTGTTGTCTATGCCATTTTTCAGAACACTAACTCAAGTATCTCCCGCGTCTGGTCCTGGATAAAAACAGGTATCATAAACTCAATGAATACAGTGTTAGAAATGTATAACAACATTGTCAACGTTGTTAATCGAGTTCCAGGCGGGCTCGTCAGACTGCCAACCGCAAATCTGATTCCTCAATCGCCACCCATAGAAGCCTTCGCCCGTGGCGGCTACATGGCCCAGCCCACCCTCGGCTGGCTTGCTGAGGCGGGCGGCGATGAATACGCCATCCCCGGCGCCCAGATGCCTGCCGCCATGGCGGGATGGGCCAAGGGCTTAAGGGGCCAGGCGCTCATTGAGCACTCCCGCTCCGCCAGCGCTTCCGCCAGCGCATCGCCGGCCGCGTCACTGCCAGGGGTTCGGATCAGCCTCACGCAGACCGGCCCCACCCTCGTCTCCCCCGACGGGCAGGAGTGGATCTCCCGCTCTGAGGCGCTGACGCTGCTCCAGCAGTCCAGTCAGGCGCAGATGGCGGCAACTGTCCGCCTCCTTCAGTCGGGATCTGGGCGCTCAGCCTGGGGACTGCGATGACGTTCGCCCCCTATCAGTTCGTGGCGCTGGAACTCACCTCCCCTGGAGGTGTGGTGATGGCCCGCTGGCACTCCCGCCATGGGTGGGGTGATGTGAGCTGGGACTCGAAGACCTGGTCATTCAGGCCGTTTGATCATTCCGGGGTCAGCCAAGGGGCAATGGTCGACGGAGCCACAACCTCCCTCGCGTTCCCCCGGCTGCCCACGGTGGAGGCGATCCTCCGCCAGGCGCACCGCGAGGGGTGGCAGGGTCTGCTCAGAGTGCTGCTCTGGCCCACGGCCGAGGAGACCGGCACCGCTCCCCCGGCCACCGCCGTGACGATCGCCTCCATGCGCGGGATCGTGAGCCTCTCCGCCCTCAGCCTCACGACCGTTGAAGCCACCCTGGCCAGCTCGCTCCTGGCGGGCGCTGGGGGCGGGCAGTTCCCGCCGCGCAGGGCGACGACGATGATGATCGGCGTGCCGGTGGTGCTGGAGGGGGCGGAGTAATGGCCGGCGGATCCTCTCCGATCATCCCCTGGCCCCAGGCCCGGCCAATGCCCAGTGTTCCTTGGCCCCAGGGGTCTCTGATCTGGGGCAACTCCCTGCGCACACCCGCCCAGCAGCAGGACTGGATCCGCCGCGAGACCGCCCGGTTCGAGGCGCAGGCACGAGCCTCCCTGGCCCAGCAGGTGACAGGCCGCACGGGGCGGGATGCCACCTCCTCGACAACCGGCAGCGTTCTGACCCAGGCCATGCGGGCTCTGGCGCTGGGCGATCCCGTGCCGGTGGTGTTCGCGCGACGGCGCGCCGGGGGCACCGGGGGCGTGATGGTTCAGCCCAGGGCGACAGAGATTCAGGTGGCCAACAGTGCCACGACCCTGACGGTCCGCTGGCACTGCGTCCTCGGCGATGGCCCCATGGCGTCGGTCCAGACCCGCGACGTCAGGAACGGCCTGGCGCGCCAGGGCACCTTCAGTCAGAACTTCGGCCAACGGGCGGGGAGCTGGGCCCCGGGCAATCGGACCCGTGCGATCCCCGGCGTGGAGCTGCCGGCCTTGCCCTCCCAGACCGGCGGGGGTGGGGACTACCGGGGCGTCTCAACGATCGAATTTAGCAACACCTACCCGATCGGATCGCAGCGGTGGGCGCAGAGCTGGAACGTGTTCTGCCGTGGCGGTCTGATCATCGAGCGCGGCCGCCTTGCTGACGGGGTGGTCGGGCCCAGTGACAACCTCTGCGACTTGGTCCTGTGGGCCCTGGTGAAGAGCGGCCGGGCGACAGAGGCGCAGATCGACATCCCCACGATGCAGGCCGCGGCCACGTTCTTGGAGGCGAACGGCCTGCACTGCAATGCCGAGTTTTCCGACGCGGCGAGCCTGCCCGACTGGCTGGCGGGAATCCTGCCCGCGTTCCTGCTGCGAGAGACCACCGTGGACGGGAAATTCGCCCTCGTGCCGCTCCTGCCGACCAACCCGGACGGGACGATCCGCGCCACAGCTCTGGAGCCAGCCCTGGTGATCACTGAGGAGTCCCTGGCCCCGGGTGCATGGTCCGAGCAGCCGGCCCCGGCAGCCGATCGGGGCCCCCTGCGGGTGATGGCGACCTACCGGCAGCAGACGAGCGACACCGAGCCACCGCTGGAGTGCACGCTGGCGGTCGGCAGCCAGACCGACTCCCTCCCATCCGAGGAGGTGCTTCCACTGGCGGGATTCTGCACCTCCCGCCTTCACGCTGCGACGGCAGCAGGATTCCGCCATGCCCTCAGGACCCTGGCGGGTGGGACCGCCTCCGCGACGTTGAGGCCCGGCACGCAATCGGGCGGCGTGCTGCCGGGGCAGGTGGTTCGCGCGTTGTTCCGGGTTCAGACGGAGCAGGAGCAAGGCTGGGTCTCGTCCTGGTGGCAAGTGGCCAGGGTCGATCTTGATGGCGACGCAAACGAGACCCTGCAGCTGACGGAACTCCCCGTGGATTCCGAGGGCCGATCCATTCTCAGCCTGCAGGTGCTGGCGGCCAGGGCCAGGGCGGGGGATCTGGTGTTTCCGTACCCGGTCATCAGCGCCGATGACGAGCCAGGCCGGGCCACAGACACGAGCGTCCCGGCGTCCTCCACGTCGGGCCGGCCATTCTCCGAGGGCGGGAGCGGCGTCTCCGGCTCCGGTGGCGGCGGAGCGGGGGGAGACATCGACCTGCCACCACCGCCACCGCCCGAGGAGCCGCCACCGCCGGGCGATGACCCGCCAGGGGGGAGCGGCAGCTCCGTGGGGACAGGCGGTGGAAGGTCGCGGCCCCGCTCCGATCGGCGCGACCCTGGTCGTAGCAGAACCCTGGCGTGGGCCTGCCAGGATGGGGCGCAACTGCTGTACCAGACCGTAAGGGTTTTGCGGCCAGTTAATGGCGTCACTCAGGTTTACGCTACGTTCTCTCTAATTGCGGGAGACTTTGATATGGTTTTGGAACAGGAACTGCCTAATCAGAATACGATCTTTGCGCCCACTCCGATGACCCTTAAGATCTACGGGATCCATTACAGACCGATCATTCTATCTGCTGGCAACCCAGACAAGGTTGGACCTTATGGCAAGCAGGCGACCCTGCAGGTCTACATTGGCGGACCCACTTATGAGGACGAGATCTGGGGCGATCTATCAACGGATGTAACGGTGAGCTACTGCACCAAGGGCCCCCGCGCCGCTTGGGTCTAAGCCATGACGAACTTCCCCGCCCTCCGACCATCTTCGCAGAATGTCACCCTGGGCACGTTTCCGGCATCAGCCAGCGAAACGCAGTCCGGGCGAACCGTCATCGTGCGCCACAGCGGCACAGAAGTCGGGATCCAGTGGTCTACGGAATTCGTAGGCCTGACCTATGCGCAATGGGAAGATCTTAAGGATCATTTCGGAATCAAGGGCACTACCGAAAGTTTCCTGTTTTCGACGACAACTCTCCCGGCTGTTCATACGCCCTCAGGGTACAGGTGGTGGTACGTGGGAGAACCCACCGTCACGGATGTTTATACAGAATTTTTTAACATCCAGTGCGCCTTCCGGTGTGACCTGGCAGTCACCCCCCTAGTCCCCTCTGGCGGGGAGATTTACTTCCTGCGCGGGGCAACCACCGCCTATGCGCCGGCGCCGGCCTCGCCCCCGGCTGCCCCCACCTTGGCCGTGGCCGGCCTGGCGAATGGGGTGACTGTCGATGGGTTCGTTGAGGTCTCGGGGGTGGTGGCCGGCGGGAGCTGGCAATACTCGACCGATTCCGGGGGGACCTGGACAACCGGCAGTGGCGCGGGATTCCGGCTCCCGACCGGCGACGTGGCGGCCGGGCAGGTTCGCGTCCGTCAGGTGGATGCGGGCGGCACGAGCGCCAGCGCTCAGAACGCCTCGGCCTTCACCGTGGCCCCGCCAGGATCGGTGGCGATCGCGTTCTCTGCGGCGGCAGGTGCGACAACCTCCGGGACCGTCACCCTCCCCCTGGTCGGCGAGCTGATCTGGATCAGGATGCACTATGCGGGCTGGTTCACCCTCTACGCCTCGGCGGCGGCGGCGGCGGCAGACGTGGCCCGGCCCCACACCACCAAGCCAGAGGAGGGGCGGGGGATCTGCTGTGATCCTCGACTGCTGGCGGGCGATCCCCGGCTGCTGGCGGGCCTCCATCTGAACCCCTTCGAGGATTTTAAGAATGAGGAAAATCCAGCGACTACAACATATGCCTGGAAGCACCGCAACGAAGACACGGTGTCCCGCGATTATCGTATAATCCTTCAACACAGGAGTTGATCATGGCGGTCACAACCGAGTCTTATACAACGGCTGGCGGCAATTACACTGCCGAGAATCTTGCTACTTCCATCAGTGATGCGCTAGTAGATGCAGGCATGACTCTGCATGATGAAGGAACGGATTTTAAGGTATTCCAGCAGATCTACGACGCCTCCAAGACCTGCGGGACGACTTACTACATATTCTTGTTCTCTGGCGCCAATATGTTCTACACAGTCTCCAGTGGCTGGAACGGAACCTCAAACATCCCAGCGGGCGTGGGTGGCGCTGGCACGCAATACCTGGACTGGTTTCACACGGCATCGCCTCCCGTGCTCAGCACTTCCAGCGCTTGCCGCATGACAGCCAGCACGTCGGCGGGCTTCAACAATCTGCAATCCGCACCAGTGAAGAGGTTCACCAGTAACGACCGAACCAACTTCTCTTTAATTCAGGTCACAAATGGAACAACAAACGTGCCGTTCTTCATTGAGCGGACGGCGCCAAATGCAACCATGGTCGACTTGGATAAGGTGCTCTACACCTCGATCATGTTTCCCCGCGTGGGAGTGTTTGCAACCACGGCGACCTGTGGCTTCCAAGCCTTCCCGGTTCGTCTCCGAGGCTCTCACCTGGGCGCAGGCCTGAGGGGCAGCACGCAAGCCGATCACTATGGCTTGTCGGAAACAATGCTGAGCCCATGGGAACCGTTCAGCAATGCCGCGAATCTCTACGGGGGATTCTTCTATGGCGTACCAGGTAATGCAAACAGCGCCATCTCTAATTCTAACTTCAACCGGGCGGTACAACTCCCGCCAATCTGGTTCTCAAACACCAACACACGCTACACAGTAAATCAAGCACCTCCCTTTACGGGGATGCTATTCAACTCATTCTCAAGCGCTACCCTGCCCTCTGATTTTGCAATGATTCCCGTGTTCACTTCCAACACTATGCAGCCAGGGGAAGAGATTGTCATCTCTGCCGGCACGGAGGTCTACACCATCATCACCGTGGCCAACGCCTCAACCCTGGGCGATCCGTCCATTGCATTCTGCGCTCGGACCGTCTGATGCCTACATCCATCTCCCTGCCCGTCCTCAGCCTCGCCCAGGGCGGCGGCTCTCCCGTCGGGATCCTGCCCGGCAGCCCTGCAATCTCCTCCCTGGCGGGGGCCGTCCTTGGCCCTGCGCTCGTGCTCTCCCTGCCCGTCCTCTCCCTGGCGCAGGGCACCAACAATCCGACCCCAACGATTCGGAGCCTGTTTGAGGTGGTCATCTCCGGCGGGAACTGCCCCCCAATCCGGCGCTACCCTGCTACTGGCCAGCGCGGCTCGCGGGCCTGGACACTCTCATGACGTTCAACGTTCAGGGATCACTGTTCGGCGACCTGCTGCGGGCCAGGGTCAACATCGCCAGCGATACCTTCAGGCTGATCCTGCTGGGCAGCAGCTACACATGGGCCTGGTCCCACAACCGCCGGGACGACCTGGCAAACGAGCTCTCGGCTGGTGGGGGTTACACCACTGGGGGCCTGGCGATCACCCTGACCGATTCCGTTGACGCGGTGAGCCAGGAGGCGATCCTCCACCTCGGATCCGTCAGCGTCTCCCCCGGGCCGATCACCGGCGCGCGCTGGGGGGCGGTGGTGAAGTGGGGCGGCGGATCTGCTGCTGATGACCCGCTCATCGGCGTCTACGACTGGGGGCAGGCCTTGGCGGCTGGCCCCCTGGTCATTCCAGCGGCGTCCATCACCCTTCGCCGCTGATGGCCGACTTCCCCGCTCTGGAGGCCGAGGCTCGCAGCTACCCGCTGCCCAGGCGCCCCGCCAGCTCCGTGGCCCAGCGGACGGGATCCAGGGCCGATTTCAGCCATGACCCCACGGGCCTGACAACGGAGTTCGAGCTGGAGTTCCTCAATGCACGGAGCACCGATCGGGATTTAGTGATTGCCCACTACCGGGGCCAGCAGCAGAACACCCCGTTCCAGATTCCGCTCAGCCTCTGGCGGAATCATGCCGCCATCGATGATCTGATTCCGGCGTGGGACCGGGGGAGCCCAACGTTCTACACCTACCTGGAACCGCCAACGCATGAGATGACGGCAGGTGGTCTTTACAATATCCGTGTCCGATTAAGGGTGGGATTCTAATGAGCACGCTTGTCTCTCTGGTTGACGCGGTCGACCATGCGATTGAGAAGGGGGAGCTTACCAACCACCAACGGGCGGCCATAACCAAGCTGGACCAGGATCTCACCCTCAAGCAGCGGCAAGACCTTACTGAAGGATGGCGGGCCCAGGGCAGTCCAGCGGCGGCTCGAACCCTTCAGGTGCCGTATTACTCGCAGCGAGACAGCGCAACTGGCCAGGGGCCTCGCATGTGTTTTTCGAGCGTGTCCGCCATGGGAGCCATGTTCCTGAGGCCGGGATGCCTGGCATCGCCCAAAGCTCAGCCAGACGATGAATACCTGCGAATCGTTGAGCGGTTCGGCGACACCACCGATGCCGGCGCCCAGGTGAAGGCCTTAGGCACGCTGGGGATCCGCGCGCGGTTCCGACAGGACGGCAGCATTGAAACGATCATCCGTCAGATCGCCCAGGGCATCCCTGTGCCCGTGGGCTGGCTCCATAAGGGCCCTGTCACCCATCCCACTGGCGGGGGGCATTGGACCCTGGCGATCGGCTGGGATCCCGCCACGCGCCAGGTGATCCACCACGACCCCAACGGCGAGGCGGATCTCGTCCACGGTGGCTATGTGAGCGGGAGCGGTGGCCGGGCGATCAGGTACAGCGAGGGGAACTGGGGCCGGCGCTGGATGGCCGGCCCTGAAGGCGCCTATCGCTTCACTCCTGGGACGGGGTGGTGGTTGGATCTGGCGTTGGCCTGACGCAGTCGCGGGGCCAGGGGACGCCGAGGAGGTCACGGGCTTTGATGCTCACCTCCCAGGCCTCGTCGAGGAGGTCCCGTCGGCCAGCCGTGAGCTCTGAGCTGAGGGCGTAGACATGGGAGTTGTAGACCTTATCGAACGCATCTACCATCTCCGCGAGGAGGGCGCGGGCGGGATCGGGCTCCGCTTCGCGCCAGGTGGAGCCAGACGCTCCCTCGGTCGGCTCGATCGGCGGCAGTGGTTGACTGCCGAGGCGAAGGTACCGGTCAAGTTCTCCGACAGGAGCTTCGTCTCCCCAGACGGAAGAGCTGAGCTTGGTTGAGAGGACTTTTGTAACCTCCACTTCCCTTCCATCTTTGGTCAGGTAGATAAAAGGTCTGATTTGTCGCGCGGCGGTTGGGCTGAAGAATCCGTAAAGCATGGTGATTCAGGCGATGGGAATGATGCCGGGAAAGCCCCGCGCAGCCCTGGCTCGTGCCATCCGTTGGCGGTTCCAGCGGCGGCCGGCGGGCGTTGACCGCCAACAAGTGGAGCAGAAGGGAGCGGTGCGGAGCGAGTAGACCAGGCGGCCGCACTCGCTGAGGCAGGGGTGGGCTGCGTCCAGGTCCAAGAGGCCCCGTAGGCGGGCCTGGCGACGGCGTGAGCGCTCCGTACTGCTGCTCATCGGGGGCTCATCCCTGTGGCGGGGTGACGGTGTAGCCGTGGGCCCGAAGAAGCCGGATGGCGTCCTCGATGCGGGTGGCATCGGGCAGTGCCCGGCGGCCGCGCGGGGTCAAATCGGCCTCCAGCTCCCGGTAGAAGCGTGCGTCGGACTGTGCGAGGTCGCGGAGACCGGCGCGGAGTGAGTTAGCAATGGCGCCCATGGGTGGTGGTGCGTGTGACTCCTGAAGTGTGCACCGAACCGTTGCATCCGTCAAGGATCAGGGAGTAGGCGTAACGCACTCAGGGTCATGGCACTGGTGAACCCGTTCTTCGCGGGGCGGAGCATCCCAGACACCTCGACCCGCCCCCCCCCAGCGGCGATCAGGGCCCAGAACGTCTTCGCCAGTGGCAGGCCATCGCGGGATTCGATGACGACGACCCCACGGGTGAGGGGGAGGCCGTGGCCCGGGTCCAGTTGGAGGGCGGCCTCCAGCAGCGAGGGGGCTGATTCGAGTCGCCGACGGCGGCAGTTGAAGGCGGTCCCGGTGAGGGTGACGGGGCGTGGCTTGCTCACCACTCCCCTTCCCGCACGGCGCGTACAGGGGCATCGGGCCGGCGGCACAGCTTGGCAGCGGATTCGAGGGCGTGCGCCTCACTGCGGGCCATCACCTCATGGATGAGCCCCGATCGCAGGGTGACCCGCCAGGGGATCAGGGGCCGGGGGCGGATCATGGCTCGACTCCTGCCGGGCGGGGCTGAGCTTCCGACCCGGCCCAGTCTTGAGCCAGGGTGAGATTCCGCTCGATCTGGGCGAGCGTGGTGCGCAGTGCCGAGGCGGCTTCCCGGTCCAGGGGGGCCAGATCCTCCCAGCAGTTGTCCACGATGGCCCCAGACTGGGCCAGGGCTTTTACGAGCAACGCGGCCAGGGCGTGAACAACGGGGGTGTTTCGTGTGCTCATCGGAGGGCGAGGAGAAGGGTGATCGAACACCCCAGGGCAATCCCCAGGGTGAGGCCATCGAGCAGGGCGGCGAGGATCACAGAAACCCCTCCGCGCGGTTGCGTTGGTGAGCGGTGGGCACTTCATCCTCGTAGCGGTTGAGGGCGGTCACCCGATCATCCAGAAGTGCCTCAATCAGCTCTTCGCGGGTGGGGATGCCGCTGACGTCTATGCCACGCAACTCGGCCATGCGGCGAAGGGTCCCGAGTGGGGTTGCCGCCAGCACCGAGCGGGAGGGGTTGCGCGGCTGAGAAACGCGAGGGGCCCATTCCTGAACGGTTCCCCGCCAGACGGGCCGGGGGAGGAGCGCCGGGGGCGTGGTTTCAGCCGGCGTGGCCTTGAGAGCCACGGGCGGCCAGCGCAAGGCCCAGCGGAGGAGGGGGAGCAAAAGCTCCCGCGCCACGGTGGCCACGGCCCAGGCTGTGAGCACGGCGGCGGAAATGAGGAGCGACTCCCAATCGATGGAGCGCTCCAGCAGCGGGGTTCGCTGCGGGGTGGGATTGGTCATGGTGAAAACTGTTGGTGACCGGCGGGGCGTGCAGCCTCTCCGCCGATGCCCTGAGTATGCACGGCCGGGGCGAGAGTTGGGAACGGGTCGTCACAGGGCTTTACAACGCGTGCCTGAGATGCTGCGGCCCAGATGAGCACGGCGGCTTCGCGGTGGCCGCGGCGATGAAGCCACCGAGCCACAGCGCGGAGGAACGCCTCGACCATCACGCGATCGACAAGGGCCAGTGAGTCGAACTCCCGGCCTTCAAGGGCTTCGTCAGAGGCGGCCAGGGCCTGCCGCCAGAGGGGGAGGTGGATGCTCATTGGATTCGCTGCACGTGAACAGTCAGGGCCTGGATCTGCCGGAGCATCACGACGCGCTCCAGGGCCACGTCGAGGCGGTCGGTCGTCCAGGCTTCATCCCGACCGGCGAGGCGCAGGCGTGGCAGCCAGACGGGCTGTCCGTGGAAAAGGGGAGGGTTTCGCCGTAGGCGCTGGCGGCGCCGGGGTAGGGCAATCCATTCGCGGCCATGGGCCAGTCCGTAGCGGGGTGGGGCGGTCATGGCTCCACCCCCCGTTCCTCGGCCTCAGGCCAGGGGTGGCCGGAGAGGCTGGCGGCGGCGGCCATCTCCCGCCAGTACCGGCGGCGGAGCACAGCGGCCCTGGCCTCCAGCACCATCGCCTCGGCGGCGGAGGCATGGCCCCGCAACCGGGCGTTCCTGATGAGATCCAGATTCAAAACGCGTAACCTCCCTGGCCCTGTGGGGCGGCTGGGCGTTGGGCGGGGGCGCGCTGGGCCTGGCGGGGCTGCCCCTCCGCGTCGCTGCGGCTGCCGAGCAGCTCCAGGCGATCGACCCGGACTACGGGCTTGATGCGCTCCTCGCCGCTGGCCTTGTCTGTCCAGCGGTCGAACTTCACGGAGCCGACAATCCCCAGCAGGGAACCCCTGCGCACGTAGTCCGCTGCCACACTGGCCTGCTTGCCCCAGATGGCCAGGTTGAACCAGTCGGGCTCCTCGTCACGGCTGCGGCGGTTCACGGCCAGCGAGAGGTTGGCGACGCAGCCGCCAGACGTGAAATATTGGACATCAGGATCCCTGCCGGCTCGACCGACGAGGGTGATGATGTTCAGAGCATCGGTCACCTCGCTCGGGTCTCCGAGCGGGACCGCTGGCCAGACCTTGCCGACGGTCAGCTCTGGCGGGAGTGCTTGCTCGCCCTTGGCCGCCTTAGGGATTTTCAGGTTGCCGGAGACGATTACCCACCCACCAGGGAACGGCGGCGTCAGGAGGGCATCGGCGGTCGCGCCATAGGCGACGCAGTGGATGAGGCCTCCATGGTCACGGTCACCGGTTGGAGGGATGGTCGCCTCGAACCGGGCGACGGTGGTCGTTGAGCCAGGTTCGCCCCGAAGCTGGCTGCTGGGGGCGCTAGCCAGGACGTGGGCCGTGAAGTTGTTCATTAGATTCTCCAGGTGGTTTTCTTTTGAAGGGAACAGCCGGGAATGTCAATGCCGGCTTCCAAGTCAGCTTTGATTTTGTTTTTATCGGGTTCGAATTTCGCTCGCCTGTACTCTGCTGGCAATTGCTCAGCAGGTATCTCAACCTCCGTAGAGGTTGAAGGAGTTGACTTAATGATGTGCCCATTCAAAACCCACCGCCGCTGATCAGGCGCCACCTTCAGCAACTGGCGAACGAGCGTAGCCAGCAGGGTGTCGGCTCGGCGCTCGTCGGCGGCGGCCAGCTCCATCAGCCGTTTCGCGTGCTCCCGGCGGGTGGCGGCTCGGGCCAGAAGCCCATCCCTGGCCCAGCAGTAGCCGTCGGCCTTGTCGAGGATCGCCTGCAGGTTGTCACCTTCGGCGGTCAGGGCCTCCTCCAGCTCTGCGACGGTCTCTGGCTCGTTGCCGGCCTCCATGCGCTCGGCAATCGCCTCCACCTGCCGCGCGAGACGCAGGGCTTCCCCGGTCAGGGCGAAGAGGTTGGGGCTGCCGGTCATGACTTGTCTCCGTTGCACTGGGCGATGGTTTCCGGCGAGATGGCGCGGTGGCCACCCTTGACAAGGCGGTGCAGCAGCTCGGCGGGAACATCGCCCAGGTTCTCGCCACAGCCCTGCGTGAGCCTGTCGGCAAAGGCAGCGATGCCTAGATCGGTGAACCCTGCTGCCCTGCACACTGCCAGGGCTTCGCTGACCAGGGAGGGCGGCTCGGTGGGCTCGGTGGGCGCCTCGGCAGTGCCGTTGCACTGGGCGACAGTCTGGGGGCTGATGCCCCGTGAGCCAGCGTCCGCCAGTTGGCGGAGGGTTTCCGTGGGGACATCCCACAGCGAGCCGGAAGCCTTGCCTGATAAGCGAGCGGCAAAGACTTCGATTCCGCTTTTTGTGAAACCTGCCACTTGACAGATTTGCTCAACCTCTTCAATCATCGGTTGCGACGGTGGCGGGGCGGCAACATTTCGCTGTTCTTTGTCATACAAAGCCAGGCCGAATTGGTTACCAAAGGTGGAGAGCGCCCTTTTCATGGCGTCCGTTTCGGCTTCCTTTAGGGCCTTTTCGTGGGCTTTCGTGGGGTAGGTGTCAATCCCCTCGCCATGGCCGGAGCCGTCGCGGTAAACCTGTGAGCCGTCTGGGAGGTGAACATAGACTCTAACCGTGGCTCGATAGCCAACGATCCAGCCGGTTTTATCACCTGGTCGCTCACGCTCACAGGTGATACTCAGTTCCCGTAGCTCTCGGTCCCAACCATCAAACCCAAAGATCCGGTTGGCTTCGTTATTGGCGTGCCAGCCGGAAATATAGTCAAAAGCGGTTTGTCGCGGCTGTGGGCTATTGTCTCTAGTGAGAACATGAGCAGGGTCCAGCGGTTTGGCCAGCTCAGCGATTTGTTCTGGCGAAAAGCCCCGATGGGGCGTTGTCATTCGATCCTCCGTGGTAACGTGTTAACAGCTTACCACGTGTCGAGGATGCCGCGAGCCTCCTCCACGGATCGAAACACTCCGGCGATGCCCCCGGCACCGGCCACCAGATCCCGCCACGTGCGCTGGGCTGTGGCGATGCGGCCGCCGTGCGAGCGCTTCCCCTCCAGGCTGACGAACCGGGCGATGGTGCTGCCCACCAGGTCTGGGGTGATCACCTGCTGCCGCCAGCCGATCAGATCACCCGATCCCACGTCCAGGCCCGCATGGAGCGGCCGGGGGGCTCTGATGATCAGATCACCCGGGCGCAGCAAGGCCCGGCACTCCGCCAGGTCGTTGGCTGAGACGCGGCGGGTCTGCCCCTGCCAGGCCATCCCCACGTTGTTACGGAAGAGCCGCACATTCCCCCGCGAGAGTTGCTCCCGCACGTTGCGGACTACGGGCATTTCCAACTGCTGGGCCATGGCGGGGTGGGTGGGTTTGCTCAGTCTGGCGATTCTCGGAGCATCAGCTCCAGCCGGGCGAGGGCATTCCATGCGACGTGTGCAGCATGGGGCAGCCCGCTTTCAGGGTCTTCGGTGGCGTCAGCCTCGCTGAGCAGGTGACGCACCATGGCGTCGGTGTAGCGTTCGGCGCCGTCGGGAACCGTGCGCCAGCCGTCCGGTGTGTACTTTTTGGCTCCGTAGGTGCCGACCCTGGAGACGGCCTGCAGGGCACGTGAGAACCCCCCAAGCACCAGGCCGGGGCGGATCTTCCCCGCGTCGAGTTTCGCGCCAGGTTCGTGGGGCTGGCGACCGGTTGGATCGTGTTCTGCCATTGGATCAGCCATTAGCAAGGCGCTTCCTTGCCACGCTATTAGCTTTGTAGACATTACCCTTTTGTTCCCAGAATTTTTTCTTTAGTGCAAGATTTTTTTCCATGGCCTCTTCAAAGCCCTTAGGCGTTGGTGTGGTTATGGCTCGTTTTGCGGACCAGCCACGCCTCAGGCGATTAGATAGTAATTGCGGATCGATGTCATACTCTCTAGCCCATGCTTTAATTGTTTTGCTTTGCCCTGCATATTTAACGTATCTGTTTCGAGACGTGTTTTCATTTTGCTGTTCTTGAGTTGCCCAGCGACAGTTTCCAGGTTCGTAATCTCCATTATTGTTAATCCTGTCAATAGAATAGCCGTCAGGAGGATGCCCCATATCTTCTAAGAATGCTATCACACAACACCAACGGCGGCAGACTTTAATCCCTCTGCCACCATAATGCTCCCAGCCTGGACTCTTAGGATTGTAACATCTTTGGTGCATAGATGCCCATACGGAGTAAATCCTGGTGCCTGACAATGCGTGTTCTACTTTGTTGGCCTGGGTTTGGGGTGTCATACGTTGGGGAGCGGGTTGTTGTGCCGTTTGGCCACCGATTAGGCATCGCAGCAGCTTGCAACTTGTAAGCGCTGCTTTCCAATTCAAATCACCATTGGTGGTGGGGGTGGAGGAGGCGGAGCCTTCCGGGCGGGGGGTTGCCAGCCCCACCAGGTCAGCCACTGGCGGAGCGCTGCCCCTGAGGCGCCGTGGGCTGGGATCGGGGCCAGGAACCGCAGCACCTCGTCGCCGGTGGCCAGCATGACGGAGGTCGCAGGCTTGCCCCGCCAGCAGAGAAACCCCTGGGCCCTCCCTTGTTCCAGGGCCACGGAGACCGTGCACTCAGGCCCCCGGAACTGGTGGGGTGCACCTTCCGGCGGCACCTCCAGGCCGAGGGCTTCCAGGGCCGCGGCAAGCTCGGCGGTCCAGGTCGCGAGGCGGGCGAATTGGGACCAGTTCAGGTCGGTGTTGGTCATGGTTGGTCGAGCATGAGTCGCCGAAGGTTTTCCCAGTACTCAGGGCAGAACTTCATCCGTTGGGCATCGCTCATCTCTGGATAGCGGCGGCGGAGTTCCTCCATGCGCTCAGGCGGAACCAGGGCGGGGTTTTCGTACCAGGCTGGGCGTGGTTGCCGGCGGAGCGATCTTATGCGCATTTCCCAGCGATAGGTGAGCCAAATGACGAAAACAGTCGCAGGGGCCAGCCCAGTGGAGAGGCCGAAGAGGAAGGCTTGGGTGTTGGTCATGGTTGGATGTTGAGTGATTTTATGTGTTTGCCAATTATTTTCATGATTCTTGTTTCGGCGCGTTTTGTCTCCGCTTCTGAAAGAATCGCATCAATAAATAGCATTCTAACAGAATCAGCGTGTTGCTGTAGCTTGCGCCTTTCTATTGGAGAGAGCGCAAGCCTTAGACCCTGGCTTTGAAGTTGTTCTTCAATAGGCGGCGAACATGCGCCGAAGGAGAGGCTGATTTGGTCATCCATTGGTGGTGTTCTCCCGCTGATCACCCACCATTTCCGTGGCGCCAGGAAAATGGTCCCCAGGGCTGGCCAGGGGGAGGGGCATGGCCCAGTCGTCAGTCATTACAAGAATCCTCCTGAGCTGGAATTGGCATGGCCCAGTAGGGGGCCCAGTGAAGGCACAAAGTGGTATAGGTATCCCTATGTATCTGATTATATAAATCTTCTCTTTGGAAATCTATGCTAGTTTGTACCCATTCAAATATGAACCCAGTCGGAAACTTGTTTGACCTTTGCAGCACCCAGCACCACCGATCTGTACCTAGCTGATCTTTCCACGGCGCGCAGTCATCAGGCCCCGGCAAACGCTCGGAGACCGGGATGGGCGCGACACTGGGGCGGCCGTAGCGGAGCACGCTGGCCAGGCGGGCCCGAACCTCCCCAGGGGCCTTGCATAGAAACTCATCCGACACCTCCTCCGTGGCCAGCCCGTCGCAGGCGATGATCACCTCGCGGAGGGCGTTGCGGAGGCGCTGGATGCGTTGCTCGATCTGAAGCAGACCATCGACCATCGACTGACCTTTCGCCTCAACATCCTCCAGTCGCGCGGCCTCCAGTCGCGCGGCGGCGGCTTTGACCTCCTCCAGCGTGGGCCCAGGTCCGCAGGCGTCGTTCAGCTCGTCGCGGGTCGGGGCTGGTGGGACCGGCTGCCGCCGGGGATCGGGTGATGGGCCGGGCACCATCGCCTCGGGAAGCCCAATCCCCAGAAGCACTTCAGCCAGAGAGTCCATTTCTTGCGCTGATGGCGTCGCGGCGGGCTGCTGCCCCCACAGCTCCAGCGCTCGCGTGATGAGCCGGGCGCCGGCACCCTCGGGCAGGACCATCCCCAACATGTCATCGGCAAGGTCGTTCATTTCGTCCGCTGATGGCGTCGCGGGCGGCTGCCCCCAGTGCTTCAGGGCGTCAAGGACAATATCCGCAACATGTTCAATGCAAAAAACAAATTCTCCGCAATCAAACTCGGGAGGATTGCCGCCTTCTTCGCGGTGCTTAGAGTTTTCAATCCATCTCCTTACTTCGATGGCCCTGGGCAACACGGGATCAACGGATGCCTGCTGCCCCCATCGCTTCAGGGCGGCGAGGATGATGGCCGGAACCTGCTCGGCGGGATAGGCGAGAAAATCATCTCGCGGCTTATCTGGATCGGCCAGGAAGATGGGATCATCTACAGCGGCATCCTCATCCAGCCAGACGCGGATCTGATGCTCTGTGGGCTGCTGTCCGTGGGTGGGGCAGGAGCGGAGGCGGTCGGGGGATTCCTCAGCCGGCTGCCACCTGCTGCCAGGGTGGGCGAGAATGGCTTCGGCCAGGGCATCGGCGCCCAGGTTGTGAGAACCATCCACTTCGCGGATTATTTCCGCCAACTTGAGGATGTGCTCAGCCATTGGACCCACCTCCCATTTCGTTAATCGTTGCCATGTGATTCTCCGTGGTGTTGGGTGGTGCCGGGAACGCCCCGGCGGCGATGGGGGGGGCAGCTCAGCTCATGGCGCTACCCTCCTGGCTCTGGCCCCTGATGGCCACTTCTGGCGGAAACCGATCTGGAGGTGAGCCCAACCGCGTGGGTTCCGATACTGCGCGCGCTCGCCCAGGGCGGTCAGCTCTCGGATGATCCGCTGATCGGGCCAGGCCTCTTTCTTGGCCTGACGCATAAGGGACCGCGCCTCGGACCGGACCGTCTCGGGATCCATCGCTCTGGCGGGCTTGGCGGGCTTGCTCCCCTCCAGCGCGGCGCGGGGATCGATCTCGATCAGCTCCCCCTCCACGACCCGGGGGCCATGGGGGAGGCGCACCTCCTGCTCGTGGCCGCACTCCCGGCACCGGCGGCCCACGACATCGCAGCTTCGGCAAACCTGGCAGATCAGGACCGGGGGCAGGCGCGGGGCTCCCCCGCCGGGCGCCATTGGCGGGCCGTCAAGCCGCCAGAGGTGCATCCGCCGGGCGATGGGACTGCCCAGGCCTCGCAGGTTGGCGACCGCATCGAGGAGGTAGCAGTCCGGCCATTCCTGGGAAACCCGGAGGCCGCGGCCGGTCATTTGCAGCCAGATCCGAAGGGATTCCGTTTTTCGCACGCACAGCACGCAGGCGATGCGGGAGACATCGACGCCAGCGATCCAGAGGTCGGCGCAGGCCACCGCATCCAGGCGGCCCTCGCGGAGACCCCTCACGGCTTCCAGGCGATCGGCCTTGCTGCTGTTCCCATGCACCGCCATCGCCCGGTAGCCGGCCGCCCGCCAGTCGGCTGAATAGGACTCGGCGGAGGCCACGTCAGGACAGAAAATCGCTGTGGGGCGCACCAGCCCGCCAGGACCATCAGGAGCGCAGATCCGCCGCCAGTTGCCGAAAACGTCGGAGATCACCCAACTGGCGGACATGATCTTGCCCGATGCCACGGGATCGATCTCTCCGCCCCGGCGCGTCACCCTGTCCAGTTCCAGAGGAGGGATAAAGCTCCACATCTTCAGCGGCGACAACCTGCCGGCATCGATCAGATCGATCGTGTCTGGAGTCGTAATCAGGTGATCGAACCCAGCGGAGCGCATTAGCCGGCCATCGAGGCGGATCGGCGTCCCGGTCAGACCCAGCAGGCGGGGGCGCTCGGGCCAGTTGTCAACGATCAGTTGATAGCTGGGCGCGACGGCGAGGTCGCACTCATCGATGATGATCAGGTCGGGCCGGGGGAGGTGCGCCAGCCGGCGGACGGCGGTCTTCACGCTGACCAGTTGGCACGGGGCCGTGAAATCGGGGCGCATGGTTGAGCGGATCCAGCCATAGGGCATCCCGCGACTCGCCAGGCGGGCGGCGGTGTCATCGAGCAGCTCTGCCAGGTGGGCGAGGAACCAGACGGTGTGGCCCCGTTGGTTCTCCCTGTGGATCACCTCCACGGCACAGTGGGTTTTCCCGAACCCAGTCGCGGCCACCAGCAGAGGCGCGCGGAAGCCATCGGCGAAGGCCTTGTCGACCTTCGCCAGGGCTTCGAGCTGATCCGGGAAAAACGTGTTCATCAGACGCGGGCCGTCACCACCTCACGCCCCTGGCCCTGATATTTCCCGCGTCGGTCCGCGTAGGTGACCATGCAGGGGGCGCCCTGATGGAACATCACCTGGGCGATGCCCTCATCCAGGTAGACCATGAGGTCTGCTTTGCTGTTGTTGCTCAGCTCCAGCGTGAGATGGCCCTCCCACCCAGCCTCAAGGGGGGTGGTGTTGACGCTCAGGCCTACGCGTGCGTAGGTGCTCTTGCCAACGCAGATTCCTGTGACCTCACTAGGCATTACAAACCGCTGATCAGTGAATCCAAGCGCATAACTGTTATGCGGGATCACACTGTATCTCCCGTATTCATTCTCAAAAACATCAGCATTCACGAGAAACTCTTCGTTGAATGCTTTAGGATTGACGATTGTTCCCGGCAGATGCCGAAAGATCTTCAGACCAGCGGACGACAGCGTCAGGTCGTAGCCGTATGAGCTGGGGCCGTAGCTGATGACCCCTCTCCCGTCAATTTCCCTGATCAACTCGGGCACGTACGGCGAGATCAGCGGCGGATCCGTTTCGCACAGGTTCTTGATTTGGTAGTCAGAGAGAAGCATCGTGGCTCCTGATTGCTTGTGGTAACATGTTAGCACGTTAGCAGCTATGCGCATGGTCCGGAAGAAAACCGAAACGATTCAGGTGGGGGTCAGGCTGCCAGTCAAAATCCTCCGCTGGATCGACACGCAGGGGGAGAGCCTGCTGCTGCCAGCGGAACGGGACGACATCCGACTCGGGCGTCAGGGCCTGCGCCAGGCCGTCATCCGGGAGCTGCTGGAGCGGGCGATGGCCCAGGGGTGATCAAAACCATGGCTGCCTGAGGAGCGCTTCCCGTGTTTCCGTCGGCAGCTCCTGCAAGGGCACGTCGAAAAACCCCAGCTGCCCGCGCCATGGCGTGAATGGGAGCGGCATGGGATCTCGCAGCAGAAAACCATAGCGGCCCATAAACCAGCGACTGGAGGATTGAGTGACGCAAGCGTAGACCTCAACGCTACCGATAATTCCGCCACGTTCGATGTTTTGGCGGGTAAGGCCGGCTTCGTTGGCTTTTCGCGGTGCATCAGTGCCATAGCTGAAGTCCCAGGCGGAGTTCCAGTCAACAATGGTCACTGTCTTTGCCGCATGGATCAAAATGCGGCCACGTACCTTTGTGGGCCAGTCGCGGTTTTCGACGTCTTTGTCGGCGTGAATGATCATCCACGCCCAGGGCTGGCGGATGCTTAGGGCGAGCATTACGAATCCTCCCATGGCTGCGTGAGTCCGCTGTCATGGCGGAGAAGCTCAGTTGGTGCGGCGGCAAGCGGAATGAACCAATGGGGCAGCCAATGGCTCCAATCATTGCGCTCACTCGGACTATCAAAAATCCAGCCTTTTACGTTTACATACGTAAGCCAGCACTTGCCGTTAAGCAAATCATCGCCTTGCGGCATTGCGTCAAAGCGGCAGATTGCTGCACCTGCCAGTTTTTTTCGCATATCTGTTATTTTTTCGGCTAAGGCATTGACACAAGTCTTTTGTTTTTCGATAACTTTATTTTGCCTCCAGATTATCCACCATGGAAAGAGAACCATGGCGATAGTTTTCAGGGTGCTCATGGTTGCCCCTTGCGGCGCAAAACCTGAAGCCTTTCCGGGGTCCACATGCGTTGTTCTTGAAACGCGCGCCATTGCGCCTTTTCTTGGCGGATGCGCCAGGTCATCCGCAGTATTCTCAACCACTTGAACAACGCTGTCGCCACCGTTCCGACGACAAGCCAGGCGATGAGGTGATTGGGGGTCATGGCCAACTCCTAAAGGTGCGAAACAAAGCCTCCCAGAATTCCGGCATCAGCTCTGTCAGTTGGCCGTCGGTGGCATTTGGATACTGGCGGCGCAGAGCCTGAAGCCTTTCCGGGCGCAGCCACGCAGATGGGTTCAGTGGCTCCATTCGTTCAACACGGAGCCAGGTGGGGGCAGGTGGGGGAGCTGGCGGAACCGGCTTGCCGCCAGGCGGGGGCGGGTTGCTGCCGCGTCGTCGGCAATGGCGGGATCTACTGAACCACAGGCTCCAAGCCCACTGAGCCATGAAGGCGGCGGCCACGCCAGCGGCGAAGGCGTCAGGGGTGGTCATGCCTCCACCTCCCAGGTCAACGTGGCAGAGGCCCCCAGGGCATCCGCCCAGTCGAGGGCTTGCATCGTGGCCCACCACATGGCGTCAGATTGAGCCTCCCAACACTCCTGACACAGCACGCCAGGGCCAGGACTGCCGTCGGGCCATCGCTCGGCGGGATCTGGAATGGGACAGGAGCAGGCGGTGCAGGTGGTCATGCCTCCACCTCCCGGTCCCGTGGATCGACCCAGGCCAGGCCGATGAGGCCGAACAGCTCGGGCTCTGAGCGCACCGGCACAACCTCGCCGAGGCTGAAGCCGCCAACAGGATGGTGTACAACACGCCTCAGCAAGCCACCCTCAGAGCGGAAGCCAGCTCTCACCCAGGCCGGGGCCAGCACCTGCCGGCACCAGTCCGCCGAGCCAGTGCGGATCGCCCGCTGGAGGCCATAACCGTCGGGGTGGACCATGAAGAGGTCCAGGGGAATTCCCTCGGGCAGCATCCGTTGGGTGTACCTGCACGGGAGTTCCCCGCGCACCTTCGGCCACTGGCCCACCACGGTGGCGATGCCAGAGGCGAATAGCGGGGAGGCGTCATAGGGTTTGGGCACGCAGACGATCTCCACGTCCCCGATGGTGGAGCGCATCCGGCGGATGCTGCCAGCGGTGCTGATGGCCTCGCAATGGGGCTCCAGCTGCTGGATCAGGCCCCCGGCAATATCGAGGGCTTGAGCCAGGGGGATTCGGATTCCTGCGCTCATGACTGCGCCTCCCGCTGAAGCTGTTCCCGATAGGGGCAGCTAAGCATAAAACCAAAGAACGAATGCTCGGTCAAATCCCAGGGCGATGAATTGCGGCAAACAATACACTCAAGCATCTCATCATTGATGCAACCTTCAACACGGCTGATTGTTGGGCCACCGTTGGCGGCACAATCACTTGGGATGGCGCTCATGGCTGCGCCTCCTTGCCGCGCATCTCCTGCGCCACAGCCGCCCAAGCCTTCAGCCGGTCCGAGGCCATGGCTTGGCCAGGTTGCAGCGCTGCAAACTCCGCATCCCACGGGCGAGCGTAGGCCATGGCGCGATTCAGGTTGCCATGGCAGCGGCCGAGGGACAGCCCGGTGTTGATGTGGGTCAGGCACCAGACCCCAGGGGCTTCCTGGAAATACGGGTCACCTGTGATCTCGTCCAGGGAAAGCGGCTTGTGGATGGCAATGCCTTTGCCAGCCCAGCGAGGGGTGATATGCACAATTTTTGATGCTAACTTGATTGGAATAGATCGGGTCATGATTACAGAACCGTAAGTAGAATGATAACGGGGACAACAATCCCCAGGAACCCCACCAGGTGTTGCCAGTGGATCCTTGGCGGGTGTGGACGCCGTCGGCGGAGGTTGCGGCGGCGCCGGGCGGAGGGGCCCAGTAGACGGCCGTACCATGGAAATAGCCATAGCCGGGCACATCGGGCGCATAGCCCATATCGAAGAGGTAAGAATCGACCCGTTGGGGCCAGTCCGGGAATTGCCCGGCACCACGGGCACGGCGGAGGATCTCGCGCAGAGGCTTGCGGGTAATGTTTATTACGCCATTCTTGGATGACCAGTGATAAGTATTATCTGTTTTGGGAGTTTGGTTGAGGACTTCTGAGATAGTGGGAACGTGTGCCATGGTGGCGGTGAGATGGGGTAGAGGAAAATTTAATAGCACTCAAAGCCGGGACGAGGGCCCCAGGGATTATAGTAAAAGCCTCGACCGTCCCAGAGCTGAAGCTCTTGATTGATCACCCGAAAATGTCTGCCCAATCGTGGCCAAGTAAATTGAGGTGAGTTAGCCCATCCAACAGTGCCAACTTCTTTTTGTGCTAATTTTGTTAAACGCTTGACGCTAAATCCGCGAAGTTTCTGATGCCGTTTTTTTGCATAAGCTACAAAAAGCTTGATAGCTTTACTCTTGTGGCGAAGGTTTGCCATGGTGAGGGTTGTGAGACAGGGTGGAGAAATTGCCGGGATGGGCTCCCGGCGGGCCGTGGAGTTAATCAACCAGGATGTAGTTATCGAGTTCTTCAGTGGGAACTACGCGCCACTTGCTGATGTTTCTGCCGATACCAGACTTGCGCAGCCTTTGCGCTTGAGCTTCGGCGGCCTCAAGGGTGGACCACTCGCTAAAACTAAACCAGCCTGTGGGGGTGTGAAGAAGTAGGGTGTACATCGCGGTGAGTGGTGGAACGAAGGCAATACGGGAAAGGCCCCAGCGGGCCGTGGGGTCAATCCAGTTCGACGAAAGCCATCCAGTTGGGGTCGGTTTCGTCGTAGGCAGCCTCAAGAGCCGCTCGCAGCTTTTCGGTGGTGACTCGGACCACACCACCTTCCAGGGCCCAGTCGTGGAATCCGTTGCCGACGGCGCTATCGGCGAGAAAATACTCAACCCATTCTTCCATGGTGGGCCTAGGCTGATTCCACCATGCGTCCCGTTCGCGCCACCAGCGGCGGATATGGCGCCGGATGCGCCGACAATTTTTTTGTCCGGGCCCAAATTCCATTGGGCAATTTTCAAAGCGTTCTGAAAATCTGTGCTTGGCCGCAAGTGGCTCAGGGTAGATAATTCGAGTGATAGGCCAATCCCGATCAAGAAAGGCTTTTCGTTCTTCGGCTGCAAAGGCTGCAGCCGCCGATGGGCAGGCAAACAGGTACATGGCGTATTCCGTTTCTACGACGAGTGTGGTGGCAGTCATGGCGGTGGCGAGCGGGGGGGGTGGATGAGTGGGCGGCCCGGTGGCCTCCGATGGACACACCATAACATCAGAGTGCGACGACCGTCGGCCGAGTTGACACATTCCGTAACAATTCCCGGTCGTGCCACTGTGACGGTAGTCTAGGCCGATAACGACCGCATCTCATGCCAGCGAAACGCCCACGCCTCGACAGGCTGGTGATTCAGATCACACCCGCCCAGAGGCGATACCTGGAGGATCGGGCCGGACACACTCGCAGCCTGGCGCAGGTCGTGCGGGACGCCATTGAGGATGCCATGGCAGCCCAAGCCGCCACCCGCCAGGCGCGGGGCTGAGCCTCATGCCACGGCGCGACACCCTGGCCGCGGCCTCAGGCCGTTGGCCGCAGATCCTGGCCGACCTTGGCGGGATCCGCCCCGAACAGCTCTGCCGCCGGGAGGGGCCCTGCCCGAACTGCGGGGGCTCGACCCGGTTCCGCTGGGATCAGGACGACGGCAACGGGGCCTGGCACTGCTCCCACTGCGGGGGGAAGGACGGCGCTGGCGGGGGAGGGACGGGAATCGATCTGCTGATGCGCGTCAGGGCGTGGACCTTCGCCGAAGCCTCTGCGCGGGTGGATCTGCACCTCTCGCGCGAGCGGCCGGCCGCAGGGCCCGCGCGGAAGCGCAGCCGGGGGGCCGCGTTCGTTCCACCTCCGAAGCGCCAGCCCCCACAAGCACCGTCCGAGCGCGTGGCGTTCCTCTGGTTGGAGGAGGCGGGCCAGGTGGCCGAGGGCGAGCATTTCTCACCGCCCCATGCCCAGGGCCGGGCCTACACCAGCCGGTGGCTCAGGTGGTCGGGGGACAACATCGATCTCGCCGAGGCGATTGTCCTGGAGTTCGACACCACCGCCGGCCTGGATCGCCTCCCGCCAGATGAGCCGCCACCACCGGCCCCTGTCGAGCCTGTGGCCGCCATCCGGGCCTCCCTCGCTGCGGCGCTGCACCGGGGGGACACCCGAGCAGACCTGGAAGCCCTGATCGCTCGCCTCTCTGCGGAGCACGAGCAGTCAGCCGGCACCGTTCGGGCCATGCTCCGCGCGCTGGAGCAGGAGGAACGCTCTGCCCAGATGATCGCAACCGGTCGGCAGCGGCTGGAGATTGCAGCAGACCGGGCCGAGATCGGGGGGGAACTCATCACCCTGGCGGGCCTGTTCCCCTCCTCCATTGCCGAGGCGATCCGCACTCGAATGCAGTTCCTGCCGGCGGATGACATCAGCTCAGCCCTGACGTTCCTGGCAGGCGCGGCCGGCGTCATGAAGTTGGGGTCGGAGGTCATCGCCAAGGCCAGCGCAGGCTTCAGGGTGCCACTGAATCTCTACGTGGCCCTGGTGGGCCGGTCCGGCGCGAAGAAGGGCCCCGGGACACGCCTCCTCCTCGACGAGCAGATTGATCCGATCGTGCGGGATCTCGCGCAACAGCACGCCAGGAACATGGCGTCATGGAGGGAGGAGAACCACGGGCGCAAGGCCAGCGAGCGGTCTGAGCCTCCGCTGGAGCTCCGCATCAGGGCCTCGAAATGGACCGGCGAATCGTTGGACGCGGCCTTGGCCAACCTGGAGACAGCCGGCCTGGGCCTGCTGATCTCTCGTGAGGAGCTGGCCGGCATGTTCGGGGGGCTCAACCAGTACCGGGGCGGCCGGGGCGATGATTCCGAGCAACTGTTGGAGGCCTACGACGGCCGGGGCGCCGTGGCCCTGAGGATCACAGCCGATGGGGGCGGGCGGTTCTACTCCCAGTGCCAGGTCACCATCTGCGGGGCCATCCAGCCGCTGGTCCTGAAACGCCTGGTGTCCGCGTCCGCCGGAGACGCCTCAGGCCTGTGGGCCCGGTTCGTGTTTGCGCCTTTGCCCGAGCGTGTGGTGGCGATCCCGCCAGAGGAGAGCCCTGAGCAGATCCAGGCGAGCGAAGCAGCGGCGGCCATGCTGGCGCACACCATCGGCCTTCTCTACCGCCTGCCCCGCCAGAGCCTGCACCTGTCCTACGAGGCTCGCAGGGACTTCCTGGCCTATGAGGCCCGGTGTCAGGGTGACGCCCTGCGCGCGGAGCTGCCCGCTCAGTCCGCCTGCTGGGGGAAGGCTGCAGGAAAGGCACTCAGGATCGCCGGCCTGCTCCACCTGCTCCACCGCGTCTGCCCCGACGGTCGGCACTCCGAGGAAATCCAGCCCTGGGCGATTCGGGAGGCGTGCAACCTGACCGACCACCTGACGGGGTGGACCCTGGGGCTCCACGCTGCTGCCAGCGACGAGGAGGACCCGACTGAGTTGATGCGGACCCTGCACCGGGTGGCGGGGCTGGAGGGCTCCGTGGGCTGGCGGGAGCTGAGGGGCCGGCTGAGCAAGCGCCAGCGGGAAGCGATCGACAGCGGCGCAGCGCGGGCGGCGGCGGCGGCCCTGGCGGGCCTTGGCTACGGAGAGGTGCTGACAGGGGCTCGTGGGGGCTGGACCTACCGGGTGCTCAAGGACTTGCCGGGGTGAAGTGCCGTGGCAAAAGCTTCCACCCCTGGGCAACCGGGGGCTTTTTTGTATCCGCGTGAACGTGGGTCAGTGTGGGTTGTGTGTGGGCTTTATGTGGGTTGAGTAAAATCCCTGAAAGCCCTTGGTATAACTACCTTTATGGCTATAGGGGGGTGTTATGTGGGTTATGTGGGTCGTTTTTTGACTTTCGTTTTTTCAAGGACTAAACTGTTCAGGTTGATACAGAAAAACGCATTTTTAGAGAGATAGGACCCACATAGCCCACATAGCCCACACAAGCCGAAAACCTTTGCCACGACTGAAAATCGACGACCCACCTTCGACCCACCTTCGACCCACACAACAACCCCCCACACCCGTCAAGGATTCCTTGACAACTGCCCCCTGGTGGGTCGGTGCCTCCTGCAGGGATGGCGCTATGATTGGGGGGCTTTCTCCTCCGGAAGCGACTCCCAGTGAGTGTTGGACCTTGACCCGGTCTCTTTGCCCTTCCTCTCCTCCGGTTGGCGCCGGGGAGAGGAAAACCGAAACCCCTGGTTAACGCCGGGGGTTTCGCGTTTCAGGCAACCATCCGGAATTTCCGGACAGTTCACCTGGAGCAACCACCGAGGATTGCTCGGCAGTTCAGCCGCTACTATGGGGTCGGCGATCTTGAGTGGGGGCCGGCTTCGGGTGGGAGGCCGGCTTTTTTCATGGGTAGGCTGGGGCCATGGTGCGCATCCAGTACGACATCAACACCGCTGAGCTGGACGGCGCTGCCCAGGTCCTGGCGGAGCAGATGGGGAAGCTGGAGCTGCTGACCGCCATGGCGATGACCAAGGGGGTGGTGGCCAGCCGCGACGCCATTCGCCAGAGGATCTTCCCGCTCATCGAAGGAGGGCCCAGCCGCTGGACCCAGCGGGGGCTGATCTTCACCCGCGCCACACCCAACGACCTACGGGCGCAGGCGGGATTCAACTACGGAGACGGACGGTTCGAGGATGACTACCTGACCCCAAAGCGTGGGGGCGTGCCCTCTGGCCGCTACATGCGGACGAACGTCAGAGGTGGAGATCGCCCGGCAAAGTCGTCGGAGAAGCAGGCGTGGAGGTCGGGGGCATTACGGAAGAACACGGACTATCTTGTCCCCAACCGGAAGCTGCCGGAGATCAACGCACAGGGGAATCTCCCCGGTCCCTATTGGCAGTCGGCCTTGGCGGGTGTCGGAGGGTTCCACGCGCCCGGCAGTGGGCAGAACGTCGTATCTTCAACCGGGAAGCCGAAGCGGAAGAGGAAAGGGGCCAAATATAAATACTTCATAATGTATAAGCATCATGCCGATGGAGAGGACTTTGGATATGCGTCACCCGGTAAGGGTGGTTCGCGTTACAGAGGAGATGAGCGGCCATGGGCCATTGTGAGGCGAACGGGGGAGAAGAACCGGGGATTTGTTCCTGTGCTGTTCGTGACGCAGGAGCAGAATTATGAGCGCAGATTCCCTATTGATCAGGTGGCCTACAACACCTTTGCATTCGTCTATCCTAAGACGTTTAAGGAATTGGTTGAGGAAGCGTGGCAAAGACGCAAGGCAAAGAAATACAAATAGCAAACAATAGGACTTGATTTGATTTACTATTTGAATGCAAATCATTTGTTATATCTTTACATATAACGGTATCGGCATATGGGCATTGGGTCCTTCCCGGGGGGTGAGCGGCGTGGGTAATTTCGAACCCCGGCTTCACTATTGATAACGGTTCGCAATAAGGTTACGGGCAGCAGGGCCGGCGCTAACTTTCAAAACGAGCATGCGCAGATTTTGCATAAACGAAACCCCTCCCGCTTCCACGGGGCGGCGGGTCTGCCCTCGTAACCCAGGTTACGCCCCGGCCTGTAACCGGGTTACAATGGCGCAACATCCTGCCGCGAGGCAATGCCCCAGCCCGACACGATGCTGGCTGATCAGTACCGGTTCGTCCCCATATCGGAGCTGCCTCCATATCCGAAAAACGCCCAGATCCACACCAGGGGAGACGTTGAGGCGCAGGCGGAGGCAATCCAGGCCTTCGGCTGGACCGTTGCGGTGGTGGCCGATGGCCAGGGCATCATCGGCGGCCACAAGCGGGTCCGAGCCGCCGAGCTGATCTATTCCCGTGGAGGGGTCATCCGGCTCGCCTCCCAGATGCCTGACGGGGATCCGATCCCGGTGGGCACCGTTCCCGTGTTGTGGGCCGACCACTGGACCCCAGCCCAGCGCCGGGCCTACATCCTGGCGGAGAATGCCCACGCCAAGCGTGCGGAGGTCGACTCGGGTCTCGTGGCCGAGGAGCTGGCGGCCCTGCAGCTGGAGGATTGGGACCTGGGGAACCTCGGATGGACCGAAACCGAGCTGGATGAGTTCCTGACCGTGGATGGGGTGGACAGCGGGGGCGCCGAAGAGGAGGAGTCAGGGCTAGAAGAGGAGGAGCACGAGCGCGGCCAACCACTGGCCATCGTGCTTCAGCCGGAGGAGCTGCGACGCTGGCGGATGGTGAAGGAGCGCCTCGGCCTCACCCTGGACCGCGCCGCGCTGCTGCGGCTCATTGACCTGCAACTTGAGGACTCCTCTGATGGCTGATGGCATCCGCGCACTGAAAGGCGAGCTGCTCTGGGCGCCAGAGCCGCTGGAGCTTTCGATGAACTGGTGCGGCTTCGACTGCAGCTATTGCTACGCGAACGCACGCAAGCCGAACCGCACGGTTGACCTACCCCAGATCATGGGTCTCCTCGCAAACTTTCGAAACCGAGACACTAGAGAGGCCCGGCTCATGCAACTGGGCTACCCAGTCATCGCCAGCAACCACGTCGATGTGTTCGCTGGCACAAATGCCAGGCAGTTTGAGCCGATCTGGGAGGTGTGCGTCAACCAAGAAGTGCCGATTGTGTGGCAGACCCGTGGGGCTCACAAGCCCCAGCGCCCGATCCTGGATCGGATTGTCCGGGAGACACCCCGCTCAATCTGGTACGTCTCCGTACCTATGTGGGATGACGAGATCAGGAAGCGGATTGAACCCAAAGCGCCGCCCATCCCCTACCGACTGGAACTGATCCAGCAGCTCGTTGAAGCCGGCCACTCCGTCGTGGTGGGCATTAACCCGGTGTGCGTGGACTGGCTCCCCGACTACGAACCTCTCATCGACCGTGTCAAGAAACTGGGGGCCT